CAAAATAAACTTTTTGCGGCAGAAGACTTTACAGTAATATACGAATCATATGTTAATGCAAACTTTCAAGCATTTGACTTTGATACTATTAGAACTGCAATGGTTGACTATGTACGCAATAATTACCCAGAGAACTACAACGACTGGGTAGAATCAGCAGAATTTGTATCACTACTAGACGTAGTTGCACAGTTTGGACACAACTTAGCATATCGAGTAGATATGAATGCAAGGAACAATTTTTTAAGTACTGCACAAAAACAAGAGAGTGTCTACAAGTTAGCAGAATTTTTAGGATATCAGCCAAGACGTAATGTGCCAGCGTACGGTGAACTAAAAATAGTAAGTGTTAAGACTAATGAAAATATTATCGGAAGTGACGGAACAAGTTTAGGCGGACAAGATATTAAATATGAAATTTCAAATAATGTAAGTAACTTGGACGATTTTATTACTGTATTGAATTCTGTATTACAGAATAGTAATCATTATGGTAGTCCAAAGAAGTCAGTAGTAATTAATAATATAAAAACAGATTTTTATGATCTTAATAATACACCTAATCAAATTAAATTTGATGTACAAGGAAGTGTATTAGGAAAGTCAGTAAACTTTAATATCATAAGCAGTGACTATGATAATTTTACAAAATCATTTACAGAAAAAGATCCAGATCCAGTTGGAAGTTTTGGAATATATTTCAAAGACGATGGCAGAGGAATAAACAGCGTTAACACTGGATTCTTTGTTGGATTAAAGCAAGGATCATTGCAGTATCAAGATTTTAACATAGGCACTCCAATTGATAGTATGTCGCTTGATGTTAATACACAAAATATAAACAATACAGACTGTTGGGTACAAAATATCAATAACACAGGTAATGTTGTTAAGCAATGGACAAAAGTTAAAGATGTCAATAGTAATGTAATTTATAATAATTTAGAAACAGGCGAACGAGATATATTCAGTATTAAAACAAGAAAAGATAATCAAATATCAGTTTTGTTCCCTGATAGTACATTTGGTAACCTTCCAAAAGATACTATTAGAGTATGGTATAGAACCAGTGTTAATAACACATATATTCTTAGACCAGATGATTTAACAAGTAAAAAAGTACACATAAATTACACAGGCCTTGACGGGAACACATATACAGCAGTATTCCTTTTACAACTTAAACAACCGATATCTTCAGCAAGTACAAATGAAACTCTTGATGAGATAAAAGAAAATGCTCCAAAAAATTATGCTAGTCAAGATAGAATGATTACTGCAACAGATTACAATACAATGTTAGGTAACACAAACGGTGGCATATTAAAAATTAAAAGTATTAATAGAACATTTAGTGGACACAGCAGATATTCAAAATTCATTGATCCAACTGGAACTTATACTAACTTATACTTAACAGGCAATGATGCAGAACTAGAGTGGAAAGAAAATGTAGATCAACTTTCTACTTCATCTACTGAAAATGCAAAGTTAATTTATGACAAGTATGTTAAAGATATATTAAACAACGATGAGTTAGTAAACTTATATTATACTAGATACAGAAAACATTTTGTAGCACTAGCAGTTGCAGCCAATCATTTTGATGGCACAATTGATTCAAGTACTGGATTTTCTGTAGACACAACAGAAACTGTTGAAGCTTCATCTACTTATACATGGAACACTGATAGTACTACTGCAAGTAACGTACTAAATGGTTACTTTACAGATCCATCAAATAATATTAAGAGAGTAGGTACTACAGCCACAGATTATACAACATATATTACACCAGGAGCAATGATTAAGTTTAAACACATTGATACAACTGTAACTCCAAATGTAACTTCATACAAGTGGGCAAAAGTAATTAGTGTAGCAGGAAGTGGACTTGGTATAGAAGGTACAGGAAGTAACGCAGGAGAACCAACTGGTAAAAAAGCAGATGGTACTGGTGCAGTTGTGTTAGATGCTGGAATATTAACAGGTAGTACAGTTGAAATTATATATCCTGCATTATCTAAGAAATTCTCTGACAGAGAAAAAGAATTAATTATAGATCTAGTAACTGCTAAACGAGGATTTAGTATAAAATATAGTCCTGCAACTAAAGAATGGTTAGTAGATGTTCAGCCCGATATTGCTAGTATAACTGCTAATTATCCTACAGATTTTGACAAAGAAGATGCAAGTTGGATTGTTTATTTTAACTTTACAAGTTCATCATACGATATCTATTTAAGAAAATTAGGCATAGAATTTAAAAGTGATAAAGTGTCATTGGGCAACATTACAAACGAACTAGAAATAGGAAACTATACTAAAAAAGCAAAAAGAGATATCATTACTATGTTAGGTGCAAGTGGCTCAGCAATAACAAACACAGGAACATTTTACGTTTATGGATATAATGTTTCCGGAAGCGATGATAACTACAGACTAACATTAGTTGACACTAACGCAGATAGTAGACCAGATAACCCAGACGTGTTCAGAGATGTAGCTGGCACAACATCGGGCAACACTAACAGTTCATTAAAAGCAACAGATGATGTACCAGTAAACTTTCAATGGGAACATATTGCATCTGATAATCAAGTAGTTGATCCTAGTTTCACAAATATTATTGATGTGTTTGCATTATCAAAATCATATGATATTGATTATAAAAATTATTTAAATGATGTAATTCTAACTGAACCTACTCCGCCAACTAGCTATGAACTAGGTACACAATTTTCTGACATAGTTAGTAAAAAAGCATTAAGTGACACTATAGTTTACAAACCAGTTAAGTATAAACCAATGTTTGGAACACACGCTGAATCACAACTTAGAGCAAGATTTAGAATAATTAAATTGTCTGGTTCTAATATTACTGATAGTGATTTAAAAACAAAGACAGTAGATGCTATTAAAGAATTTTTTGATACTTCAAATTGGGATTTTGGTGAAACATTTTATTTTACAGAACTAGCGGCATATGTACATAAAGAACTAGCAGGTATATTAAGTAGTTTTGTTATTGTACCACAAGGAGCAGGAAGTGTATTTGGAGATATGTTTGAATATACACCAAACACTGATGAACTAATTATACCAGACGTTGATGTAGATGACATAGATATTATTACAAATATCACAGACGCAAATATTAAAGCAGGAAGTTAATAGATGGCTAAGAAAAAAGCAGGACCTCAAAAAGTCAACAATGTAAAATCTAGTAATTTTTTACCTAGTGTTTTTCAAACAGATCTTAATAAGAGTTGGCTAGATAGTACATTAGATCAAATGGTTTCTAAAGGACCATTAGAAAATATACACGGCTATATAGGAAGTAAGAACGGAAACATATCAGTAGCAAGTGATAATTACCTTGATGCTAAAGAAACTAAAAATCAATTAAAGCCAGCAATTGTTTCATACAATAACCAAAAAGAATTAACTAATGCAATTACATTTGACGACATTGCAAGTTCTATTAATTCTAATTTTGCTACTTATAATTATAATGCGGCGTATTCATCTAATAGATATACTTTTAACCCACCAATTAATATTGACAAGTTTGTTAACTATAATAACTATCGTTGGGTTCCAGAGTTACCTATATACGAAAGTATATGGACAGGTGCTAGTAAGAATCCAATAACAGATATACAAACTAATGGCATTTCAACACTAGTAGATGACAATAATACATTTATAGTTGAAAACCAAATGCTTATTAAGTTTACTGGTTCAGGTTGGGACTCGAGTGTTTTAAATAAAACATATATTGTAGCAGGCTCAGTAGGTAAACATAAGTTATACGAATATTTAGATGCAAGCGGAAATAGAGTATATAACAACACCGTAAGCCACTCAGAAGATGCAGACGGAGTATGGTGGAATGGAATACTACACAATGCAGAATTAAACACTGGCTATAGTGGTTCTCCAGAACAATTAGTGTCAACTTATAATACTTCAAATCCAAGACTACCATATTTTGATGGATTTAATTTCCCACAACTAACATCTAACAGTACACAACTTATTAAAAATACTCTTGTAAAATTTACAGGAAGTTGGACGCATACAGGTATAACAAATAATACTGATATATTTTCTTTGACAGTTGACGATACTACAGGCAATGTAACTATAACGGCTGCAACTGCTGACGAGATAGCATTAGCAAATACAAAATTATCACCAGACAATAATTTAATGTATAATCAAGGATATCCAGTAGATCCACAAAAAGATTATATCGTAATTGCAAAAGATGATTCAAATCAAACTGCATGGAGTAGAGCTAATCATTGGGTTAATTCTAGTACAATTAATAAATTAGTTGATTTAATTCCAACATATGATTTTAGTGAAATTAAAAACATTAAAAGAAAAGCACAACGACCTATTATTGAATACAATGCAGAACTACATTTGTGGGACACTCAAACAAAAATAAAAATTAATCAATATCCATTATATAAGTTTTTTAATACAGATGGTGATCCATTAGAAGGTGGATGTAATAAATCATTCACTGGTGATAAGATTTTTGGTTATAAAGAAGGAACAGGTACTAACGACACTGAACTAGGATTTCCATTAAGCTATAAAGACACACCCACTGGTGCAGAGTACGAATTTGAAAACTTTATATTAACTCACAAATATTATACAAATCATTCAAACGCAGAATATTCAAGAGCAATGTATTCAAAGGAACAAGTAGGATATAACTTCTTTAAACAAAACAATGTATTAAAAACTATTTACACTCCAGCAGGCAATAATGCTGGTGCATTTGAAACTGCACAATATAAAGTAAGCACAATAGATGCTCCATTAGAAATTCCACACGGACATAACAACTGGAGGCAAGATTCAAAATATCTAATTCATAAAATAAACAATAACATTTCTATTACAACTGCATACAGTGATGGTACTAGCAATATAATGCAAACAGGTAATGCTGAATTATATACAGTAGGCGAGAGCAGAACAATTGAATTTAATAACTTAACTGATATAACATCAACAGAAATAAAAGTAATTTCAAATGGAGTGGATATTGAATCAACTTCTATACCTGAAATTACATTTACTAGAAGCGGTAATAAAATAACTTTAGTAACAAGTGCATCAAGTAACAACAAGCAATTTAATATAGTACACGACGATGGTTCTACAGTAACAGTATTACAATCTTTTATTATAACAAATGAATGGGATAAGTCACTTTACAAACTTACTATTAATGGTAAACAAATTGACTCAGCAAAGGTAACTGTAAACGCAACAACTATTTCAATTGATGAAAGTGAATTAGCGTTAAATGATCTAGTTGACTTTAGTTGGAGAAGTAACGATTTAACAAATAAAGCAAGCAACATAAGTTTACCTGACACACATATTCATAACTCAACTAACTCAATAATTGAAACATTTACAATAAGTGAAACTATCAATCACTGGACAGATAAACTAAATGCAATGCCGGGCTTCAATGGAAGCACCTTTGGCGAAAATAATTTTAACAGTGTGCCGCATACAACACAAAATGGTGGAACTATCTTTATACACGAAAACAATAGTGTAATGCATGATATTAATTATTCTAACAAGAGTTTAACTCTTTCGGGCGTACTACTGGAACAAGGAAAAGATTTTGATGCATTTAGAACAAGAGTAGGAGCACAGGCTAAAAGACAATTTACAATAGGTGCAGAAAACGTACAAGAATTAACTGATAATGCAATAATTGAAATTATTAGAAATAACCAGAAGAATAAATTATACAATACTTCAAACATGCTTTATGGTGATCTAAGTAATCAACAAACTTTTGTATTGGAAAACGATCCGTCAACATTTACTAAAATATTTAAAACAAGATTTGTATTTAATGGTGATGTTAATATAAGAGATCATGTATATGTTTACTTAACAGAACATGATGGAAATGATAAACAAATTCGTAGACTTCTTCTAAAAGATAGGGATTATAAATTTTTAGGCGAGACAGTTATATTAACACTTGATTATGAAAGCACATTAGATAGCAACTTAACACAACCTAAACTAGAGATTTATCATATTAAAATGGACACAGAATGTTTTGTTCCACCTAGTATGGTAAAACTTGGATTAGCTTATGGTGTAGAGCCACAAGTTAATAACGGTATACTATATACACATGACGGCAAACAAATTAGTGTTACTAATGAGGCCAGTTTACTAGATATAGATTCTGCAACATTTGATCCTGTTAATGCAGTAATATATGAATTAGAAAAACGTATACATGCAGGATTAGTTAAAGAAGATTACATGTATAATGATGAGAATAAAGGAAGAGATAGATTTAATTCTCCAGTTGAGTACTTACCAACTGAACACGTGAACACATGGTTTAAATTAAATGATTTAAATAATTACGTAGAAACATATTATTATAGATGGGCAACACAAAATAAAATTACAAGCCTAAACACAGATAATTATTATGATGCTGCTGATCCATTTACTTGGAACTACAGTACATTATCAATTGGTAGTGAATCAATGCCAGGACATTGGAAGGGTGCATACACACATATATTTGGCACAGCTACTCCTCACTTAACTCCTTGGCATATGTTAGGACATGCATTTAAACCAACATGGTGGGACACACATTATAGTTGGACAGATGCAACCAAACGTACTGCGTTAATCAATGCATTAACAAATGGTATAGTTTCAAATCCAAGTAGTAACGATATACAAATTTTACGCAACGCAAGATACACATGGGACTGGGCAAGCAAGTGTCCAGTTAAAACTGATGGTACACTAGAAGATCCTGATACAGTATTAGGTACTCCATCAAACGTTGACAAAGAACAAGACTTTGTGTTTGGTGATTGGGGACCAGTTGAAGCACAATGGAGACAAAGTGCAGAAGGACAAGCAGTATTATTAGACGCAGTATTAAAATTAAATCCTGCAAAAGCATGGACAGACTTTTTCCAACCAGGAATGATTGGAAAATATAATTCAGCTATTTCAAACATAAACTACTATACTGAAGTATTACCCAAAGTTGCTGAGTATAAGATTCCAGGAAAAATATATGAAAAAACTATTGAGAGCTTAACACTCAATAGCACATCAGCAGACACATTAGAAAACACAGGATACTTTAAAGTACTTGATGATAATCTAAGTACTATTGCTAAGGCAAGATATAGATTTACAACAGACACTGCTACAGGGTCAACGGATACTCTTAGTTTAATAGATAGAGGATTAAATTTTACTGGACAACCTATTGTTTCTTATCATGGGTCAGATTCAGTAATTAATACATTAAATGTTTCTATAAGACTTCAACAAATTCCTTTTACTGCAAATGGTATTTCACAAGCACAGTACAACTATATACTTAGAAACAATATGGATGTTAGTTTAGAAGAACTATATACAAACTTAATAACAAAATTACAAGCAAAACTAAATGGATTTACTAATAAACATTTGATCAATGTGCATTCTGATACTAGTACAGTAGGCGACTTTGAATTAGGAATAGAAGACTTTAATGTTAATATGTACGAGGGTGCATTAAATAAATTAACTACTGCAAGTTCTGTAACAGTTACAAAACGAGAATTAGGATACGAAATAGATGGCTTTAACAATAATACAAGAGAATTTAAGTTTTACGAACCTAACCTAGTAAATGCTACAGATTATACAACACAAACAATTGCAGGACAGCAAACAGTAAGAAGATATAATAAATTTGTTACAGTACCTAGTATTATTGAATACAATTCTCAACTTTCAAGAGTACAAGACACTTATAATTTTATAAGAGGTTACTGGCATTGGATGAGTGCAGAAGGTTATACATTAGAGCAGGACGGAGATAGCTCTGCAATAGAATTTGTTGAATGGGCACTAACTGCAGAAGTAAACGATACAATAACTTTACAAATAGGTAAGCAAATTAAATTTAAACCAGCCTCTGGTCATACATATGAATATAATCGTTTATCATATAACACCAACGATATTTTAGCATCGGATTATAAAAAAATAGATAACAGTGTACTGGGCATTAAACGTATGAACGGCGAAGTTACTATTGAAACAAAAGATAATACTTATATAGCAAGTACTACTAGTGCTGTATTAGATTACGAACACATTGTTATATTTGAGAATAAAACAAAATTAGGAATAAACATATTTGATGATATTAAAAATAATATGCAAGAAAGACTATTACTATCTGGACAACGAACACAACAATGGACAGGTGAAAAGAAAGCACCAGGATATTTAATTGTTGACGATCATATTATTCAAAACTTTGATAGTGCAGTTCAACAGATAGACGACATATACAGAACAGATGTAGACGAGTTTAATCAGAATTTTTCAAAAGCAAAAGACTTAACAATTGGAAAAGTTGAAGGACGATTATTAGATAACTTGGGTATTAATGAAAACGTAATTACAAGATATCATCAAGGGTTAATAAAAGAAAAAGGCACACTGGGTGCAGTAGAACATATAGGTAAAAGCGATATACTACATAATAGTGAAACAACTGTTTCAGCATACGAGCAGTATATGTTTAGACAATCTTATCTCGGTAATGATGATTTTGAAGATGCACTTGAAATAGAAATAGTTTCAAGCGACATCAACTCATCTCCACAAGCAATTGTACTTGACGAAACATGGGACGAATCTAATGTAATTAAAGCAACATCAGATAAAATTGTAAATGATAAAACTACTACGTTTGATGTATTAAGTTATGATAACTCATCAAGCGATATACTTACAGGTGGCGAAGCTCGACAATCAGAAACAAGATATAGTATTTTAAATTCAACGAAACTTAGTGATGTATTTGATAGTACAGCCGACTATGCGATAATTCCCACATGGTTACCTACTGTTAGTTACAAAAAAGGCGACAAGGTTCGTTACAGAGGTGAACTATGGGAGTGTATAGAAAACTTTACAGGGTTAGATACAGTAACTCCAATCATTGAAGAAACTTCGCAATTAGCTACAACACAGCAAGTAATTGATTATGACACTGTAGCAAACATTGGCGGCACAACAGTAACTATTCAAAGGCAAAATACAGTGTTTGATGATATTGTTGCTACTGGCTCTAGTTTTACTCCATTCTTAGAAAGCGAAACACTTAATATAGGATACTCAGGAAGCATGACTCCTATAACGTTTTCAAAACAAGAAAGTATACCAACAGTAATTGGCCCAGCAGAAATAATTGCAAATGCAGGCCCGCCAACATTTAGTGATATTAGAGGCAAAGCTATTACTATTGCTATTAGAAACACAGTAAGTGGAACAGTTACAGATACTGATTATATAGTTGATTTTGATACTCATCCAGCAGACGTAACAGAAAACTTTACAGGCGATGGTGCAACTACTACGTTTACAATAAGTACACCTCTGTCTGCAAGCACATATGGTATTGACGAAGTGAGAGTAGCTGGGATTGTGCAAACATCTCCAGCAGATTATTCAGTAACAGGACAAGTAATAACATTTACTACACAACCTGCTAACTTGGCGTCAATATTAGTGACGCTTGTACATCAGCCGGTACAGATGAGTTCTACACAAATTCTCAATGCTATTAATACAGCAGTAACAGATTCAAACTTTACAGCATCATTAGAAACACCTGGTGCTACTCAAGTATTAAAATTAAGCTATGGCGGGCAGTCGTCAGATGATCCAAACAAGAGTTTAGTATTAAAAGCAGGTTCTTCTAATAACGAATTAGGATTTATTACAAGTCCAATTAACCAAGAGAAGGAAGCATTTCAAACAGTACAAGGTGTAATTACTCCAACTAATTTAACAGTAGAAGAAGTAAGAGATCAAATTAATAATACATCTGCACTTTCAACTAGTATAACTGCAACAATAAGCAGTGGAAACTTAGTACTCACAGATACAGATGGATCAAAAGCATTATCGCTAACTGGAACAGCAGTTGCAAAATTAGGACTGAATCCAAACTATCCAGTTAGTACAACACAAGTTAATCGCAAAGCTACATACACAGAAGCAGTAGCAGACATACAAGCTGAGCTAACTGCACAAAGCATAACAGACGTAAATATTCTTGTAGTTGGAAATCAAATTAAAATAACATCAACAGCCTCAAGTTTAGAGTTAGGCGATACAACATTTAATTCACAAATTGGATTATCAACAGGAACTATACACGCATTAGAAGGCGACATTGAAAACGATTGGGATACTGAACATAGAAATTATTTTACAGAAATAATAGATGATCCTGCGTTATACAATATATTAATTGCCGACGATAGTGATTTTGAAATTGAAAGCTCTGGAGCAGTAGTTACAAAATTCTGGGGTTGGAACGTACTTCAAGTAACACAAAGCAGTACTACTCCATTATATAGTTTACCGAGTGCAGTTGCCAATGCGGCAACAGTTGCCAATGGCGGCACTCCTACTACATGTGGTATATGTGCTGGTGCTTCTAGTAAAGATGGAAACGATGCAGAAATAACAACTAATGTTCCACATGGATTACAAGTAGGTGATTGGGTACAATTATTAAACACAGATACTACTCCAACAATTGATGGAATACATAAAGTAACAAAAGTAGATCCAAACGATAATCAAATATTTTATATTGACGAGTACATTGAAAAGTGTGGTAACGCAGTATCAATTATGCCATTAGTAACTACTAGATTTGTAAACATAGATCAACGAGACGGTGATGGTACTACAACTTATAATAATATAACAGGTGCAGAAAACTTATCACGTTGGAACATACCAACTGGTGCTAATACATTCCTTAACTACGTTGATGGAATTAGAGGAACATACGTATATACTAAAGGCACAACTGCTCCTATTAGAGTTAATACTACAAGACCTACTAACACAGATGTAGACAGTGTAATAATTTATAATCACAAAGAAAATCAATCTAAAATACAGCTAGAAGCATGGGATCCAATGAGAAAAATTATTCCTGGAATTGCTCAACAAAATCTAGATTATATTAATTTTTCTGATAATGCAATTTATACTACATCAACAGATGAAAATTATATAGTAGACAAAGACAATGCCTGGGGCACAGAACAACTTGGAACTAGATGGTGGGATTTAAGCAAAGCAAGATATTACGATTATGATCAAGGTCCTAGTTTGTCTTACAAAACAGCACAGTGGGGAGCATTATATCCTGGTTCTGAAGTTATTGTATGGGAATGGGTTAAATCAAATGTAGCACCAGATGACTACGCTGAGGCAGTTACTGAGTCAAGAGAAATGTTTGGCACAATTGCAACAGGTGAAGCATACTCTATATATGATAGCGTTGCAAAAGAAACTTTATACTACTATACAACAGAAAAAGAATATCATAAAGACACAGGATCATATAATGATGTATATTACTTCTGGGTTAAAAACAAAATAACTACATCAGACGAAAGAACATTATCTGCAATGGACGTTGCTAACATAATTGAAAACCCATCAATAAACGGTATAAGTTGGTTTGGAGTAGCAGGAGAAAAAGAAATTATTATTGATAATATTAGTTATTATGTTGAAGATGAGAATACAGTATTACAAATTAATAAGGCAGGCAATAAGTATAACTCTCATAACGAATGGACAGTTATTGCAAAAGATTCAGATTTAATCCCAGAATATTATATCAATGGTATGAAGCGTAACTTTGCTGGTGTAGATAGTAATGATGTTTCATTACCATATTCTACATTACATAAGTTTAATAGATATGGCGACGATTTAAGTATTGGTCAAACATGGTTTAATAATTTACCCGATGCTAGAAGAAATGCAATAGTAACACTTAATACTCAATTAAAAAATATTAATCTAAATGACGAACTTGAAGGTACGTGGGACAGAACACTTATAGCTAATGAATTCCCTACGTTATTGTGGAAGTGGATTGATTACAAATTAAAATCATATACTGGCACATTTAATCATACTATAACAGTTAAAAAATATTCAGACTTAAATAACATAGATAGAACTTTCCACTCAGTTGCTAAATTAAAAATATTTGATGAAGTAGAATCACTTGACAGAAGTGAGATATATGCTTATAATGAATCAACTAATGTTTGGGAATTAGTTCTTAAAAAGAATAATACAATTGAATTTGATGTAGGCCTAATGTCCGCAATTGGAGGATGGGATAGAAACAGTTGGGACTCAACACCTTGGGACTTTGCAAATATTGCCTATTATTGGGAAACACTAATTGACGCACTAAGCAATGATATATTTGTTGATTATAATAGACATGAGATGAACAAATTCTTCTTTAGTGTTGTACATTATATTCTAAGTTCTTTTGAACAAACAACTTGGATTAGAAAAACAACATATGTTAAATTAGAATTTACAGATCCAATTCAAACAAAAATTAAAAAATATACAAGAAACAAAATTAACGAAGTAATAGGTTATGTACAGGAAGTTAAACCTTTCCATACTAAATCAAGTACAGTACTTACTAGACACACTAACACAGAAACAGTAGGACTAACAGTTACAGAAACTCCACAAACAGTTGTAACTATTAAGCCGCAAGCATATGATGGTGTATTTGGTGGAGATACATATGAAGGTGCACCGGATTGGGGTACAACATATTCTGATTACATTACAGGCGAAGGTACAGATGTATATGCAGGCCCAGACTTTATAAGTCCAGAAGAGTTTAATTATACAACAGCTGGTCATAATAGAAACAGTTTAGTAGAAGTCAAGCCATTAGAACTATTAAGAATTAACGTACAAACAAATGCGTCAGGTAGCACTCATGCTAATGATTCATTAACGTTTGCACACATACAAGATTACAGTGGATACGTTAATGCATATGCATTAACAGAATCAAAAGAAACAACGTTAACATCACCGCTTACGTTGACAGACACAACTATAAGTGTAACAAGCACAACTGCATTCAGCAGTGTTGGTGTCGCATACATAAATGGTGAGCTAATAGAATATGTTGTTGCAGATGCAACAACACTAGGAATTACAAAACGTGAACTAGCAGGAACATTTAAAGTTCTTGCAGGTAGTGGAGATTCAATAGTAGATGTGACTAATTCAAAACTTACATTTGCAAATGAAGACCCAAGCCATTACCAATATAACACGTTAAGTGATACAATTTTAAACAGCCAGGGCTCAACACAAGCACAAGAGTTGCAATCATTGGGCAAGGGAATAGAGTTATAATACTATTTAACGAATTGCATAAATAGTGTATAAGGAATAGGAATATGAAAACATTAAACGAAAACTCAAATGTTAAAGTAGAAGGACATGTTGTAATCACAGATGCTGATTCTGGTGAAGTTTTACTTGACAAATATAACGCAATTAACTTTCAAAACTTTGCATATGCGGTAGCACAAGCAATGTCTGGAGGAACTACTTATGCTATAAGCAAACTAGCGTTTGGCTTTGGTGGTACTACAATTGACGTTAATGGAAACATAACATACAAAGATGCAAGAGTATCTGGAGAATCAATAGACGGATTATATAGTCCAAGTCCTGCAACAATTGGTGCAGACCCGACAGTAAGTCCATTACAAAAAGCAGTAACTACATTTACTGTTAATAATGCAGCTAACCAGCCATACACAGATTTAGAATGTAAGGTTGTATTAGATTACAACGAACCAGATGCAACCGGTCCGGCAACAGACAATGCATCTGATTTTGACGATGCAGATAGTTTTGTATTTGACGAAATTGCATTAATGTCTAGTGCAGATACTTACTTAACACATTTAATATTCCATCCTATTCAAAAAAGTAATAACAGAAAATTAGAGATATTATATACTCT